AGTTGACAGACCTTTACACACTCTTTTATTATCAAGTCATCCAACAAAGTTCTGGCGACGATCAGTATTGGAGCCATCATCTGCTTTCTGGCCGTTTGACCTCATGGATGGGACGAGCTTTTGAGCGAGTGTGTCTTTGGCATGTTCCGCAGATAAAAGATGCCTTGGGTATAGAGGGAATTGCCAGCAATGTCTATTCCTGGTACGTCCGGGGTACTGATTCTGCCAAGGGTGCGCAGATTGATTTGCTTTTAGAACGTGCCGATAATGTCATCAGCTTATGCGAAATGAAGTTTGCCGAAGATGACTATTCCATATCTAGTACAGAAGGAGAGAATTTGCGTCGTCGCCGGACACGCTTTATTGAAGAAACGGGAACAAAGGATGCTGTTCAATATGTGTTGGTCACTACCTACGGCCTGTCGCAAGGTAAGCACACTCATCTGATTCAACGAACAATCACAATGGATAAACTTTTTCTTCCGCTAAAATAATTGCTGATAAGTTGCCAAATGTGTGCTTTTGAGGGTACATTTGGCAACTTATCGGCACTTTTTAATAGAAATGCCATTATATCTTAAAATAGTAATCTTCATTACTGTAATCGCGATTACTATCTTGTAGCATACAAATGATGATAAACAAGCCTTAAATAATGGTCGGTTGAATTAAGGCCATATTTTCTCCAATAGCCAAAGACACCTGCCGCGTTTATGAGGCAGGTGTCTTTGGCAAAATTTGTGGTCTAATAACCATTGAACGTCAATAATGTCAAGATTTCCTTTTCCCCTTATGCGTCGTCAGAACTGATCAATGGCGAGATAGAATTTGGGGGTGAGTATTCTGTGGAGAATGTAAATCTTGTGGCAGACCCAGGGGCAAGTTATTACTCATATTACCCAGATTACAGTGACGAACACCGCCAAGGCAGTAACTGGGACTATAACCTCATCAACTTTACCATATTCCTGAGTAACAGCGGCAAGGGGCTGGCCTATGTAAACAGTAGTGCCAGATGGTTTCATATTCTGCCCGTTGTAGGCGGTCCGTCGGAATGTGATGGAATTGCCTGGGGTTTTTACTCAGGCGGTCACGGCCCGATTGACGAATACCATCACTGGCCTAAAAGTATATTGAACACCATCGGCAAGATCAGTGGCACAGAGGTTATGAGAACTAACCGCGTATTCCTCCCTAAGCTGTCAAGTGATGACATGAAGAAATACCGTGTGAGACTATCCCTTGAAATGCTGATGGATGCCAGATATAATCCTTTTACCGATGCCAATGACGGTAACGAGGAAGGAAACTACAATGGCGTTAAAGTTTGGACTGGATGGGCGTTTGTTCCTGTGGCAGTAACCATGTATGATGATAATGGCGCAGCCATCTGCCATTACGTCAACAGTAACATAGCAAGAAGCGCTTCTGTGGGGCATCTTGGATATGCCGTAGGCAGTTGGGAACCTGGTGCTGGAAGTTTCGGGGACGCCTTCTTGGAATACTATGACCCCAGCGATTTAAAGGATAGTGCCGGAATCCAGGGCTGGAAAGCGAATAGACACTGCATCGGGCGGCCTGGAACTGCAGAACCTATGTTTGGAATTATAATAAGAGAGGCGGTCCTCTATGACAGTTTCAAGCAGATGGCCGATGGCGAATACATGCCCTATCCGCCCAATGGCGGTTATCTGGAGGTTAAGGTGTTTGCTGGCGTTAATTGCTATGACTATGGAGAAACCGGTGATTTCAATACGACACAGCGGTGGGATGACAAGAATTTGTACAGCAAAATCCGCTGGCTGCTATACAAGGCGCCAAAAGTAGAACTTGTAAAGAATAACCTGTCTTTTGAATCTGAGGAACTTGACGATGTGGAATATAAGGGATATATCAACAGAGACGCCAAGGAAGAGATTTCCCTTGATACCATCTGTGGAACTTCCAGTAAGATTGCCCCAACAGCAAAAGGTATGTATTACCGCTCTTCCGATGGCCTGCAGATAAAGCAGATGACCCGTCAGGGACGTACAAATCTGGTGGAAAAGCTTCTGATTGGTACATTGTACAGCCAGTTTGCCACCCGGCACACGAAACTGTCAGGTACGGCATTCTTGATGAAGGGTGACTTAAAACTATATAGGGACGCTATGCAGAGCGGTAAAAAGTTTCTTATGCTGGCAGACCTCCAAGACGTTGACGCTGGAACGAGCGAAATGTCTGTGGTGGAACTTACCCAGGATGAGTATGATGCCATTGAATATGAAGGTGATTGAAACGACATTAAAAAAGTATTAGAATGGCAAAACAATATATATCCGTTGAAAGGACACTCAGTCCCCGTCCAAGATCGAAACGCAGACGCGAGACAGGAGAGGGCGGCAGCAGCGGCAATATTACCGTTGTTCAGAATGGCGGTGGTAGCAGTTCTGCCTCTGTCAGCGGCGACGGCCACACCCATGACAATAAGAGCACACTTGATAAGCTGGGGATTGATGGTGAGGGTTATGTGACTGTAACGGACTGGCAAGAGAACGGAGACGGTGACCTGGAAAAAACCACCTTCAAATCCAAGGCTGGGTATGCTGACAAAGCCGGAACCGCCGGCAAGGCCACCGTTGCCCAGAACTTGGCAGAAGACTCAACGGACTGGCAGACTATAGACGATAAGATTGCAGCCCAAAACAGAGCGAACGAGAACAAGTTCCTTCGCAAGGACCAGAGTGACGAAACGCCGTATAATCTTGGCATCGGTCAGAATCTTACCGTAGGTGGGGATGCAACTATAGGTGGCAAACTTACGACGGATGATCTGGAGGCTGACGATGCAGAAGTAAACAATGATCTTACCGTAGGGCATGATGCTACCATTGGCGGCAAGCTCACTACGGATGATCTGGAGGCCGACGATGCGATAGTAAATGATAACCTTAGCGTCGGCAATAATTTGGGTATTGGTGGTAATGCCTCAGTATTGGGTAAGACCACCACCCACGAACTTGACACGGGCGATGCTGTTTTCAGGAACCGAGCATCAAGCCTGGACTTTATCAGCGGCTTTGTCGCCGGTACTGGCTGGGGTATCACTAAGGAGCAGATAGAAAATGCCCTTGGCGTGTTGGAAACGAAATACCATCTGGAGATTGATAAACTGACTGTCAGGGGGCAGATGCGTGTCTATGAAATGATCATCAGTCAGCTACTTGGCGAGAATGACAACCGTGTGTTTACGGCCATGATGGAGGTTGACCATTACGATGCCGCTACCGGGCGTGTATATTTCGACAACAAGGGCGGGCGTCTTTACAACCCGTTCCGCCATGATGACTATATCAAGGTACAGCAGTACAACCCGGCTGCCAGTAACGGCTATGTCATCAAGAGTTATGAGCTTCTGATTGACGGCATATATAGCGGCTATGAGAATGGTGAGCGCGTGGACTGGGTGACGTTCAGGAACTTTAGCCCGTCAACAGATCTGCCATCAGAGGTTATCGCTGAGGGTGATACATTCACGCGCTGGGACAATAAGACCGATGCTGAGCGCAAGGGTCTAATCAGCATAACTACTGTAGGGCCTCAGACCCCATATATTGACATCATGCACGGTGCCAAGACAGATCCGGACAACGCCCTGAAGGGACGCATTGGCAATCTGTCGGGCATCAGGCACCATCTTTTCGGTTGGCTGGACGGCTTTGGTGAGTATCTGATCAACCTTTATGCCGTAGGTGATTTCCGCCTGCGCAATACTGGCGAAAGCATTGATGCGAAGATTGAGGCTTTGCGCGGTTTGATGAGCACGAACTATGCCCAGACCGTGTATGACATCACCGAGGATGGCAACTACCTAAAGAACGCGACATTTGCCAGTATGGACGGTAACGGGAACTTCCGCCACTGGGCAATTTCAGCGGACAATGTGGTGTTTTACACCTTGGCCGGGCTCCCCTTGTATGAGAACACGGCGCTGATGGGCAACGTGGCGAGAGTGGCAAGGCTTGTCGAGATGGATGGTAAGAAGGTGCTGCACATTGTCAATAACACCTTAACACAAGCCAATGCCGACATCAAGAAACCTGGCACTCACAAGGTATATCAGGAGCCTACGACAGAAACCACAGAGAACTATACGACAGAAAAGGATAAGCTGTACCTGGGCATTAAGATGAAAGTCGTCAAGAGCGGACGCCTGACAATCGGTTTCCCCGCTTCTGAGAGTGTTGGGGGTAGTTTGCCAAAGGTGGCATTAGATGTCGAGAAAAGCAATGATTGGCAAATCTTGGAATGGGATGGCACATGGGACGGGACTGGTGATTTCGTGATGGGATTCACAGGGGAGGCATATTTCTCCTTATTGTCACTGACAGACGAACCGCTTGATGAATTCAAGAAAGAATATAATACCCAGATCATTCAAACGGCCAAGAATATCACTCTGACGGCCAGCAGGGTCACGGCGACAGAAACGAGCATTGCCCAACTCCAGATAACGGCCGACGGCATTTCCGCTTCCGTTACTGCATTGCGCCGGGATATGGCCCAGACGGCAACGGACATTACGGCTGCTGTTTCCAGGATCTCAGCGAATGAAAGTGCCATTGCCCAGCTCCAGATAACGGCTGACGGCATTTCTGCTTCTGTCACGGCATTGCGCCAGGACATGGAAGGTGCCGATCAGCAACTGTCTTCAAGGATTACCCAGACGGCAACGGACATTACGGCTGCCGTTTCCAGGATCTCAGCGAATGAGAGTGCCATTGCCCAGCTCCAGATAACTGCTGATGGCCTCAGTGCAACTGTAGAGAGTAATTACACAACGCTTGTCAATAACATTTCAGACATCAATGATGACTTAGACGGCATCAATGGTGACATCGTCAGCATAACGACCCGCGTAGGCTCTTTGGAGGTGACGGCGAGTAATATAACAGCCCGCGTAAGCTCAGTAGAAACAACGGTTGTACAACATGGTACGGCCATCGACGGAATCAACGATGATATAGATGGCATCAGTGGCGACATCGTCAGCATAACGACCCGCGTAGGCTCCTTGGAGGTGACGGCGAGTAATATAACAGCCCGCGTGAGCTCA